GGTCGGGGCCCAGAATGAGTTAGTCAATGGAAATCCTTCCATGACTCATTTTCGCTCCGTCTACCGCCGTCATACGAACTTTGCAATGGAACAGATGAGGATGTCCTTTTCTTCGTCGAATCTCGAGTTTTCAACGACAGGCACTCGAACCCTTTCATGTCGCGTGGAACGAAATGCTCAACTATTGAACGATTGTTATCTTAACATCACCCTTCCAGACATTTGGTCGCCTCTCAAATATTTGAGTGGAGCTGTAGCCCCAACAGGCTATGACGCACGTACCAACTCGATTGGATATGAGTTTCAATGGATTCCTAACATTGGATACAACTTGATTGACCATGTCAACTTGACGATGAATGGACAGGTCATTCAATCTCTTCGTGGAGAATGGTTGAAGATGTATTCGTATATGACACACGATGCTAACAAGCGTAAGACTGTGGATCAGATGGTAGGTAATGTGCCTCAAATCTATGACCCTGCACATGCCTATGACCGCAATGGTCAGTATCCTCATGCGATTGCTCCGACCGCACTTCCTACCACTGCGCCACAAACCAGGGTGCCTGAACCTTCGATTCGTAGTCGGCAACTCGTGATTCCTCTTCACTTTTGGTTCTGCGAGAATCCAGGTTTGGCACTCCCATTAGTCTCGCTTCAGAACTCAGAAGTGTATATTGAAGTCACTCTGCGTCAGTTGTCGGATTTGTATACAGTGGTCGACACAGACTCAACTTCAACTACTTACGGAAAACGCGTTCGTCCGGTCAACTATCCACTCAGTCTCTTTTTGAGTCCACCTTTGTCGACGGGTCTTCCAAGCAATTCAACGATTACCACTTGGTTTCCAGATCCATACATTGAAGGTAACTTCATCTATCTGACGGAGATGGAAATGAATCAGCTAGCTCGCGCAGATCAAACCTTTTTGGTCAAGACCGTCAAGTATGTCAACAAAGAAGGACAGTTTGGCGGAAACACCGATTTGGAAATCCCTATGTTCAACTTGGTGACGCGTATTGTGTTTTCATCTCAACGCTCAGACCGTATCTTGCTGAACGATTGGGACAACTACACGAACTGGACGACTGTCAACCGTGCACCCTGGTCTGCGATTAGCACCGATGTTGATACTGCATTGTATTCGTCAGGACAACAACAAGTGACTTCAGTCTATCCTCGTGATTCAATGACCGACGGAGTCATTCTATTTGATGGAAAGGAGCGTATTCAACCCAAACCGTTACCCTTCTTTTCATTGTTGCAAATGTATCGTCATACCACGGGCGAAACCACAGGACTACCTGGTGTGTATATGTATTCGTTTGCGTTGGAAAATACCTCCTATCAACCTTCAGGCGCTGCGAACGGAAGTATGTTCAACAAAATCATTCTGCGATTGACGCTTCAACAACCTCTTCCTTTATCGTTCACTCCAACCACCTCTTCCACTGTATGTGTGTTAACCTCGACCTTGTTCAGTCCAAATCCAACGATTATTCCAGCAGCGAATGTGAACTTGATTGATGCTCAAACAGGAAAGCCATTGTATCCTCCTGGAACCATTACAACTGTAGTTCAGACCAATGATAACATCATCTTTACCTTCACTTACAACGTCGGAGTCTATGTAGAATCTATCAACTTCTTCCGCATCGTATCGGGCTTGGGCAATCTTGTATTCGCTTCATAATAATGAGTGGTGTCTACTTGGAATCCGCCTATTATGGCGACGAAAAGAGCTTTGCAAACATCACAAAGAGTTTGGCAAAGAAAGTGGCTGCGGGTGTCTTGGATGTGACTTCCAATAGTCAACTCAAACCTACCTTTGAATCGGCTCCTGAAACGACGTTGGATTCAAAGGATGAAAAGAAGATACGTGAAGAAGCTGTGAAAGGCTGTGGAGGTGAATCCGATCAAAAGTGTTTGGAAGCTAAGAAGTTACAACTCAGTCAGGAACGACTCAAAGAAAAGGAGATGGAAGATATTGGAAAGGGTGTGATTAAAGGCGAACGATTGACAGTCAATATTGTCGAGAATGGTAGACGAAGAACACTGATTACACCTGCAGGTCAGAAGTTTCGTCTTGAAAACATCTTGGGTGACAAGGCGTCCGATAAAGATGCGATTCTAGCCCTTCCCACTCCTTCACAGTTTCAGAGTCGAGCTATTTCATTGCTTACGATTGTGTTGAGTACTTTCATTTATGTCTTTGGAATCGTAGCCGTGTATGCAGTCTTTATGCGTGAATCTCAAATAGAGCCTAAAAAGGATTACTTCCGCATTGTTGGCTATGCAGGTGCAGCTGCTTCAGTCATGTTTCCAGGCACAGGATTCCTCATCATTTTAGCATACTTTGGTTTCAAAGCATTTATGGAGAACATTGTAAAGGAATGATTCAACTCAAATGGCTCATTGCAGGGCTGATTGTAGGACTGTTGATTTCGACCGTCTTGATTCCCCCGACCCGAAAGAAGATCTCGATTCCACGACCGAACGATTCAAGTATTTACCATACCGACTCAGGATGTGTTCGCTTCGTCGCAGTGGAAGTTCCTTGTGTCTCGGAGCCAGATTCATTGAACCTACTCGCAAGTCTCACTAAGAAACAATGATTCACTTCGCCCAAGCCATTGAACGAGGCTCACCCTTCTTCTCATTCATTATTGGACTCGGGATTGCTGCAATCCTCTTTCACCGTAACTATTCCACCGTTCTCACATTAGGAGTTCCTGTCAAGGACGCTGTGGACAAGGTCGTCAAGACCGATGGTAAATGCTATCGATACCGCGTGGAAGATGCATCATGTGAAAACACGTCTAATGAATAAACAATGGACGATTCTACCTCTCTTGACGCTCTGTTGAATCCCCAAGGACCGCAATCACAGCCTCCTATCATGCCAATGCCTAGTAACCAAGCACCCGGTTACTCGACCATGGCACCTTCGTTCAAACCTACCTTACCCGCGATGCGCTGGATGGCTTCTTCAGCCAGCCTGTATATTGCCTTCTTCCTCGCAGCTGTTATCATTTCATTATCGATTCCTCGCAACCTGCTTCTTCAATATGTTCCCAATGCCTACACAGGTTCAGGAGTTGTCAGCTGGACGGGTGCAGGTGTATTAGGTCTCGGTGCGGTGATTCTTGCACACCTTCTGAATGGATTTATTTCGAGTATCCTCGGATAAAAACGGATTCTGTTTAGTGAAAGTATTGGACATCCCCATTACAATGCAGAACTTTCCCTCTCACTATTCTAAACTCGAACGCGAACTCTTGACCGACGCTCATCAGGCGATTACAGCCTGTGACCTTTGGGACTGGATGAAGACCTATACCCCAGACAAAGGCTTTGTGTTTTCAAGCCATCCAAATCTTGACCGTATCAATGCAGCCATGAAGTATACTGGACACAGTGGAACTTCATATGGATGGACGATGCGAACGATGGAAAACATTGCTAAACTTGGCTGGAACGAAGCGTTAAATCCACCCTGTCCGTGCCGTAGCGCAAAAGGATTCACCTTTGGTTGGTGCGGTGTAGCCGGTGGAGGTGTGCCTGGTTGCGAGCATTAACACATGCTTACAAATAAGGAAATAGAATAACACAATGTCCCTCCTCTCGCTGCTGTTTTCACCTACGTATCTTCGTGAACCACCAGCGTTTTTCCATCCTCGTATCTTGGTTGGACCTGGAGTATTTCTGACTCCAGAGTTTGTTGAAAAGTATGGCATTACCCATGTAATCAACTGTGCACAAGATGAGTTCTCTCCTCCATGGTGGAGAAACCGCTATCCATCCAAATACAAGGTCTTGAATGCAATCGATTCGCTACAGAGCAACATTCTAGAGTGGTATCCCGAGTTTGAGGCTACCTTGCATCAGTTCTTACGAGAGGGAACAGGAATGGTCTATGTCCATTGCCAAGCCGGTATGAATCGTTCTGCATCTCTTGCGCTGGCATATACCTGTAAGAACTTGGGTATGGAGTTTGGACAGTTAGTGTCTTCGGTGCGTCGTCAACGACCTTGTATTCTTCAAAATCAAGTCTTCATGAAGCAAGTGAAGGAGTTTGTAAATGGACGTCTTCAAGATTCGGAAAACACGGGACAACCCCACTACGTCTATCGCGACCGGTACGCTCGATTCTTTACACCAGGGAATCGTGCAAACGCTCAAGGACTCCAAAATCAAGCAGGAGAGTCTGCGGGAGGAACTAGACCATTTACAAACGGAAATATCTCGCCTGTGTTCTACGAATGATATTAACGACATTGTGAAGGCAAATCACCTGCATGACCGTATTCGTGAGATCCAAGAGGAGTTGGAACACGCACAACCGGTCGAAGAGTATTACTTGAAAAACATGGACTTGCTGGACGAGTATTACAAGAAACAAGATACCTCGGTCAACGCTCCTATTTTGCAGTCCAAGGATGCCAATACCTTCCTCAAGTTTTTCAGTGCGTCGGTTCCCTCCGAGAATGGTCTGTCTCGCAAACAGATGTTTGATGAGTATGTTCAACGCATGAAGTTGTCCAGTGGTCCAGAGGTCGTTCAGTTATTGACCGAGCATTGCGTCCAGTGTAATGTTGCGCGAGAGGAAATCAGTTCAGAAGGTATTTTGGTCTGTCCTCGATGTGGCTCCGAAGAGTATGCATTGGTTGTCTCGGATTTTCCCAGTTTCCGTGACCCACCGAAGGAACGTAACAACTATGCGTATAAGAAGATCAACCATCTCAATGAAATCTTGAACCAGTTTCAAGCCAAGGAATCGACCATCATTCCCGAAGATGTGATGAACGAGGTCATCATGGAACTCCGCAAGCGCCGAATCCAGAACATTGCAGATTTAACGGAAGAGGATATACGTCATATTTTGAAGAAACTCAATCGTTCTAAATATTATGAGCACAGGGCCCACATCCTCTCTCGACTTAATGGAAATCCGCCTCCCACCATTACCCCTGAAATTGAAGAGAAAATCCGAGCCATGTTTCAAGATATTCAAGCTCCTTTTCTGCTTTACTGCCCGAACGACCGCACGAACTTTCTGAGTTACTCGTACATCCTCTACAAGTTCTTCGAGCTGTTAGAGTTGGACGAATACAAGGTGTTCTTTCCATTGTTGAAGTCACGAGACCGATTGATCGCCCACGACCAAATCTGGAAGAAGATATGCGACTACCTAAATTGGGAATTTATTCGAAGTGTATGAATAAACAATGAGCAACCAAGATTTTTTCGACTATGGGTCAGATCCGATAAAGTATAATGCCGCCATGAAAGAGCAGCAGGATAGAATCGCCGTAGAAAAGGCTGCCCGTCAGCCCATCGTTAATACTCCTGTCGCCGTTCCTAGTTCTAATTGCTTCGTAGCAGACAAGGAGAATGGAAAATACGTGTGTCCGGAATGTAAAGCCGTAGAAGGCGGATCGGCACGCATCATCACTCATAATTTTAACTGCAAAAATAAGGGTAAAGAATACTGTCAGAAGGGCAGTAAACGCACTCGCACCAAGAAGTCCAAGCGTAGTAAGTCACGAAGCAAAAAGGCGCGTAAAACTCGTCGCAGTGTATAATAAATGAATATGTCAACAACAACGTATGAAGTAGTTGGAGACTTTCTAAAAGTTTCTGATACAGGAGGTATACAAGACCCTAAAACTACATTCAACTATATTAAGAATGGAAATATAGAAATAACAGGACCTATTGAGACCCCAAAATCAATAGCTATACTTGGTTCTACTTCTGATGGTAAAATAGTTATAAATACTAGTGGAATTGAACATTATAACAAACGCATTTATAACTATGTTCCAGATTTGAGTGGATTTGTTCAAAATCTAATGAGAGTTATAGGTATTACTGCCCCTGTTGGAACTGGTATACGTGGAGTAAGAGCACTCAAAGGTGGTCGTAAAACTCTTCGCAGCAATAAGTAAATGTCACTGCGTGCAAGGGTTGATGATTTCTGTAAGACAGCCACAGGGCTTGGAAAGAAGATTGAGACATTGGAGTTTGAGATCAAAACCCTTAAAGAGAAGTTGAATGCTGCAAAAACTGTCAAGGCAAAACCGACTTCGGCTCCGAAGAAGACTCGCAAGGTGAAGAGTGTAGAACCGGTTGCGAAACCGATTTCAGAACCGAAGAAGACAACTCGCAGGAAGATGACGGATGAGGAGAAGGCGCAACGAAAACGTGAGAGGGAAGTAGCAAAGGAACTTAAAAAACGAGAGGAAATGGGTCTTCCTCCAGTAATGTAAAAACTCAACTACCTGGAGTGGGAGGTCAGTTTAAGTACTCATCTCCAGCACGAACCGCAGCGAGTCCACTTCCAGCCGGTCTTTTCCTTCGTTCAAGTGTTTCGATTCTCGAACGAAGACTTGTAACTTCTTGGATAAGGTCTAGGAGTGTAGAGTCTTTACAGTGTATGTAGTAGGTCAGTCTATCCACAGGTATACCTGTCAGTTTGGATGCGTCTTCAATCTTCATGCCCTTTTGAACCGAGTTGTATCCAATTCGCTTCAGTTGTGCAGTAATGCCATTGGTAGTTCGACTGACTTCCTTGGCTATTTTAGAGGGAGGGATTCCTTGCTTAACTCGTAGTAGGATGTAGTGGGATTCACCGTCATACCATTTCTTTCCATGTCGTTGAGGGAACTGCATTTTGGGGGAAGTCTAAACGACCAGGCAAAAATAAATCCGTTTTTACACCGTCTGTTTTGCAGTCTCTTTAATAGTCTTTTTACATTTATTGCATCTACACCAATCCCATGAAGGTTCTGTTGTCTTCCATTTAATAAAGAATAGGTTACAATCTTTACATGGTGGTACTGACTTGGATGCCTCTTTTAGTATATTATCATAGTGTTGTTGCTTTCGTAGTTCCTCGGCTAACTTCTTTTGGTTCTCTTCTTTAAATCGTCGTGTGATTTCGGCATTAAATTCAGCTCGTATCTTCCGTTCTTCTGCTTCTTTCTTTTCTTCTTCTGCTTCTTTCTTCTTTCGTATGTCGTCACGAATTTTTTGTTCTTCTGCTTCTTTTGCGAGTTTTAGTGCTATTCTATCTTCTTCCATTTTACACCATTCCCTAAACTTTCGGTCTTCTTCTGCAAGACGTTCCATTCGTTTGCGCTCTTCTTTCGCAAGACGTTCATTTCTTACTTGTTCAGCCTTCACACACTCAGGTGACCTCAGTTGACGAAGACATGTTAGAGTTATCTTCTTCAAATCACTCGCAAGAGCATTAACTTGTTTTGCATTAATTTCAAACCAAGGGTCTGGTCGGTCTCGTTCACGAGTATAATGCGTATGAACCACTTCGAAGATTGCTTCTATTTCATTACCAAACACAAGTGCAACATCGGCTGACTTACGAGAATCGTTAAACGTAAACTTATATTCAGTTTTGCCCTCCCATATATGCGAGGCAGGTATGACTGTACCGGTTATATAACCACAACCACAAATACATCGCCTTTGAACGTCAATTTCAATTTTGTTATTGATAAACTCTTTCAACTTGAGTTGAGCATTTTTGTGCTGTTGATCAAGTGAAGGGTTTCGTTTGAAGTATGTACATGGTCGTTCCAAATCTTTTACATGTGCGAAATGTATAGCCCTTTTCTTACCTTTTCTTACGAATACATCTCTCTTACAGTCTGGACACTCATATTTTACCCGTTTGGCTGCGTATTTAGGGTCAACGAGTTTAGTAGTTTCCTTATCTATTGCGCCATGCTCAAAATGAGCCATTAGAATATAATGCAAAAATATATCTAAATCCGTTTTTACCTGGAGTGCTCTCGATGAATCACACGGAGGTTGCGAAGATGTTGGAGCTTTTCATAGAACCAGTACTGGCATAGCATATGAGGTGCGAGTCCTGCTTCGTAACACATCAACACTGGAATCGAGTTGGATTTAGGGGAGAGAACGCGTTCGTGAAGCATACGATAGACTTCAATCGTGAGTTCGGGAAGAAGGTGTTCAATACGACGTTGACGCATGAAGGGTGCACCAAAGGCGTCTTGGGAGTAGGGATGTTGGAGTACATCGTAGATGAGGGCTAGGCACTGTTTACAGGGTTCCATTAGACTTGATGGATTTATTCAAAGTGATTCCGTTTTAAGTAAAGAGTCACATAGCTCGTAGCTAAGACAGTTCCAAAAAACCAAACATCATTCGATGTCCATCTAAACCCAGTATCCCAATCACCTAGTGTGTATTTTGTAAGCAGTGCAGTCAAGAGTGGAACTACGATGATTGTAGGAAAGTTTGACCGGTTTTGAATCATTGATAGTCCAAGTGTCACCAACACTACAAACAAAAAGGTCCGTATCATTACGTATCTATCGATATGTTTTTCATTCTATGGGTGCGGTGTCGACACATAGACTTTCTGTCTTTAAGATGACTTCGGCTGGTTTGGGTTCGGTCAGAAACACATTCGTCAACACACGTTCGACTTCCATCATGGCGGTCTTGACTTGAATCATGTCTTGTTCACACTCGTCCCATTTGCCCCAGGGATACCAAATCGTGTGATTGTGTTGGTTGTGATAGTAGAAGGTCAATATGGGTTGTCCGGTCCAGGAGGTTCCCATACTGACATTGGCGAGGGAAGGAATGTGGAAGACTTGTTGGTGGATGCGAACGAAACGAGGCATTATACAGTTTAATAGTTTGTTGGGAGGATTTCCGTTTTTACGGCTTGGATAACGCGATAATCCATAGATACCCAAAGGAAGGGATCATGTGGAGTATCATGTGCCATCGAGTTGCAACTGTGCAGTCTGAATCCCATGCGAAACATCGATAGTATCGTCCAAAGTGATATAACACATTTCCAGTGACCACTAAGAGTGAAAGAGGAGCTAAGGAGTATGGAAGTCCTCGAAAACTCATGAACGATGCAATGGTCATATTCATGTACACAAGGAATAGGTCTACAGTGAGAAGAGATGGATATCTAGGTTTAGTAGCATGCCAGAGAGTGGATGTTACACACAAGGACATACACCATAATCCTGCAAGAACTTCACGTTTGTATAGAAGTGCTATAGCAGGAAACGACAATACTAGACTGGATGCCACTAGGTAAGGATTTGAAGCCATTGAAAAAAGAGTAGGTTGGGGCGATTACGATCCGTTTTTACAACAGTTTAGCTCGCTCCCTCATCCAGAGTTCGATTGGAATGTGTGGCATCAACCATTCACAGAATTCACCCACATCCGGTCCGTCTTCATGCACGTGGTCGGTAACGAGTTTCTCGACACGCCAGAGGACTGCACTTTCCGAGCGTTTGAGTTTGTCGGCAACCTCGAGAAACGTTGCCTCTCCTCGTCGTAGATAACGGATGAGTGTTCGTTCTTCT